TGGGACTTTGTTTTGATATATATATGATATTTCTCCTTGTCCAAGACTTCTATTATAAACGATACATTCATCTAAAGACCCCGTAAAAGTGAATGCGTTTGCTCCATCATCATTAATGTTTGCTATATTGAATTTATCTAAGTTACTTATTGGGCCCGTAAGAGTACCTGAATCGACAAGGGTATCATTTACATAAATTCTTACATTATTTGCCCCACCCGCAGAATCGTAAACACCAGTTACAAGATGCCAATTTCCATCGTTTAATGCTCCAGTTGTTGCTGAAGTTCCACCAATTGTTGTTGTAACAGCGAATCTTACAAATCCTCCAGTAGCAGTTCTTAAAACACAGTCTGTCCCAAACCACCAACCTAGAATGCCTTTATTATTAGTATCTAAACTAAAATTTATCCAAGTTTGTAATGTAACGGCTTCTGTTCCATTAGCAGCAGCATCTAAAGTTGAAATATCTACATAATCTCCAACTCCATCAAATTCTAATGCAAATCCGTTTTGTACTGGATTTTCAGTAGTCCCATTAAGTATAGGACCAACTGTGAAAGCAATAGTAGCGTTAGGATCAACTCTGGTATCGTTTACCACCGCAGCCGTGATATTTGATGGTCCAGTGTAGGCCACGGCAAACGGTACGGATAACGCTAATAGAAGGATCAGGACTAGGCTTAACTTTTTCATATTATTCCTCCAAATGTCCTTAAAGAGGCGTAGTTAATGGCTGTCACTTGTTTTTCCTCCTAGCCCGGGCTAGAATCTGTTTTTTGTTCTTATTATAATGTTTTGCTCCGGCTTTACGGTTCTGGGCTCTACGTTTTTCAAGTTTCTTACTACCCTTGGGTTTACGAGGTCTACCAGTACGAGCCAATGAATATCAACGAATTATAATCAACATGTGCTTATAAATTAATCTCTACTTTCTCCATTTCCATAAAATCTTATCATTTTGAGGCTCAATAATATAATAAGCATCCTCATCGATGCAATAGGCCATATTGTAAACATGGGTATAGTTAGAAAGATGATGTTCATCATACATTGTTGCTATATGATACCCGTTCATAGCAGCATAACGGCTTAAACGTTTAGCAAAGCTCACACAGGTAAAATGATCTGTATAAACGAATGAATCAGTATCATCCTTGAATAAATAATCCTCAAGTTCAGCCCGGTTCTTAAAATCCCTGAGATTCGATGGCTCAATATAGGTAACATTAAAAACAATCACCGTATCCGGTTCATCTCTTACGATATAGCCACCAAGAGCACTAAGAGTTATTGCTAGAGTCACCGCGATTGCTTTTAAATTCACCGTCATATCCTTCACCTTGATATGTTTTTATTCTTCAAACCTAACTTTTTTCTAACATATTTAGACAAGTCCAACCCCTCAGCTTTAGCCTCACCAATAAGAATCTCCTTTTCCTTCTTAGTGAGCCTAATGGATAATCTAGCCATATCAAATAAATGTCAGACAAAAAACTATTAAAGGTATTGAAAAAAGGTTAAGGTTTTCTAAGGAAAACCAGTAATGCGACAATCAAACCAGATCCACCAATCACTCCGGCTACGGCTGCTGGTCCTGCCGGTCCTTGGGGTCCTGTTTCTCCAGTATCACCCTTAGCACCATCTATACCAGGTATTCCTTGTGGTCCATCTTCTCCCGGTGATCCGGTTGCTCCGTCTGACCCGTCGGTTCCGTCAACTCCATTGTGACCGTCTGATCCATCGGCTCCATCTGTCCCATCTACTCCGTCAATCCCAGGTACTCCCGGTGATCCGGAGCTTCCCTTTGAACCAGATGATCCGGTATTTCCTTTTGATCCAGTAGGTCCTTGTGGTCCAGTAACACCATCAACACCGGCTGGTAGATAGTTTACAAGCAAGTCTAATGTTGGATTAACATCAACGTCACCAACTGTATCCACCGAACCCTCCCACCAGTTCATAGTGGCATCAACTGTTCCTGATACGGTGTTCTCAACATCTACATTGTTCCCTTCAAGTGCATTGTAATTTACGGCTGCTTCTTCTGGGGATACCCTAATTAAAACCCCATAGTCGCATCCTTGAACCGTGTTTTCTGAGATAACAATGTCTGTCTGAGTTGTTTCTGTCCATCCAGTAAAGATACCTCTACGGAATCCTAACCCTGAGCCTGACCCTTTTATGAGATTACCAGAGATTATAATATCTGATAGATCTGATACATATGCTCCTGCGACATAAGCACCAATACCGTTTCCATATATCGTGTTTGGTTGATCGGTAATTATGGTGTTATCTAGGATGTTTGTGTAACTTCGTTCAGTAATAATCCCTTGGCAGAGATAACCGGTTAAAGTGTTATCTTCAATAGTAATTTCAGTAGAACTTCCATCTGGGTTTACGTAGATTCCCACATATCCCGTGTTCGGTGTTCCGCTGAATGTGTTATCGTGGATATGTAATCCCGATACGTCACCTCCATACATATCGTGAAGGGTCTGAATTGCTACATTGTCACCCGAACCAGATGAGAATGATACAAAGTCATTATCATATATCTCAACGTTTGGAGTCCATACAATCAGGCCACCAGAAGTAAATGTGTCTAATACATCTGACTTTCTATTGTAAATCCATGTATTTCAACGCCATCTGCATCTATTTTGATGTTTGCTGGCATGCCTGGGGCTGTCCCTGTTGCTATTCCTTTAATTACGGCTCCTTCGGTAGTAACTAATTCAAGATCAGTTACATCAATAACAAGATCCTCAATGTAGGTTCCTGCGTTAACTGTGATTACTTCACCTACTCCGGCTGCGTTAATAGCTTCCTGAATGGTGGCGTAATCACCCGGTACGGTTGATGCGTTTACGAGAATCGTGGTAAACGCGGATAATATTAACGCTGTCATAAACAGCATTACAAGTTTCTTTTTTTTATGCATAGAATGTATTTGTCAGACAAATAATATAAAGGTATTCCTAAACCTCTTTCCTAGATTGTTTAAGGATGTTTTGTGCGTCTGGAGTCTGATAAATATGAGCTGGTGGACCTGACCACTCCCGCTTTTCTTCACCAATCTTTTTCACTATTCCAAGATCTGCCCGTTTCTTGAACTGGTTATAGTTTAGATTTACCTTTATGAGTATTTCTTGAATGAACCTGGGCTTTAAACAAAACGTTTTGAGATCTTCATTTACTTGAGCTGTGGATCTTCTTTGTCTCATTGTTCCGTTTTCCTGCCATATTTAAGGATAGATTTTAGGTATGCTGCCTTTAGTTTCTCATATATTTCTTCCCCAATAATGATACAGTTTTGATCATAATATTGAGAAGGAACTTGTAAAAACGTGTACCAATCTACCGGCGATTCGTCCCGTTCAGACGGGTATCTAGGATCATCTGATTTTGATGGATCTATGTGGTTTCGTGTACCATATCTTATGAAACTGAACTGTTCTAACCAGGTGAATATGTCCTCTGGTTTCATCTGACCATAGTTGACGACCTGAATTGTTACTTTTTTAACTTCCATTTTAATCCACTTTCCTATTTAATCTTAGGACATTTTTTATCCATTCCTCTAGTCTCATAACATCTTCTATTGGAGTAACATACAGAAATAATGTATATATCAAACACAAAAGAGTTGGTCCACCAATTATCCAAAAAGTCCATTGTGGGGCTATCATTTTTTTTCCTCCACAATGGATATGTTGTTTGAACCACATAAATCACATTTTCCAGTGTTAGAGTATTTCCAATCGTTGAAATCCTTTCCACAAGATTCACAGTGCCAGAGAGCAACCTTTTCTCCCCAAACTGCTCCCTCCGAATCGTTGTGAGAGAAATACATTCTCTCGTTATCGTCAAGTGTGAAAGTATAAAGGTTTGATACTTCTTGTTCTATTTTCTCAACCGCAGTAATTTTCTTTCCAATAATCTCCTTAAAATAATTCTGATCCATTATAGACCCTCCTTGAACTCCTCATACTGTCTATTACCGATAAGAACTGCGACACGCGCCACCTCATCAGAATAAATATACGTAGACTCTTTTAGTCCCATATATTTCCCAACTGGACTATCAGGATTAACCAACATCTCCACATCGTTTTCAGGTTTAGGATATGATATTGGGTCAAAGTCCCATATCTTTTCTACTAACCGTTCAAAGAAAGACAGAACCATTTATGATTCCTCCGTTTTGTTTGTAAGTTTATGGATTTCTTCTTTAGTGAATGATGTTCTTAGCACATCTGGTCTATCCCGGTTATCATACTTACCATCTACTAGGGGCCATCTGACCGCTGAAATTTTCAGAAAATCTCCCTTTCTGTTGTAATAAATAAAAATATGAATGTCCTCTGGTATTTCTATTATCTTGCATTGTTCATCATTCCAATACATGTGTTCCTTGAACTCAGCCCAAAAACGGATCTTATCACCAAGTTTACCAAACAAGGCACAGAACCAGGTCAATGTTTTATAAAATTTAGCCCTCATCGGTTTTCATCCTCACTTGGATTAACGTTTGGTGTGGCCAGTAATCCTAACATGATTATCATTGATACTACTGTCCATGATCCTTGAACCATTGTGGGAAGCGTTGGGTTTACAATCAAATAAATTACTGTCCATATAGCTTCAACAAGTAATGTTTTTTCTGTAGAATTCATTTCTGTTCATCCTCTTTTGGTTTAACTTTTAGGATGTTTTTTATCCATTCCTCTAGTCTCATTACATCTTCTGTTGGAGTAACATATAGAAATAATGTATATATCAAACAAAAAAGAATGGGTCCACCAATTATCCAAAAAGTCCATTGTGGGGTTATCATGTTGTTTTCTCCCATTTGTTTATGCTATCCAGGTAATCAACCAAAGTATTCAAGTCATGAACATATCTCATAACGAACCTAGTTTCATCCGGTGTAAGTTCGATTTTGAATTCTTGTCCTTCTGACTCAGTATGAATTGTAAATCTTGTTAAGTGCATCAGTTTTCCTCCATCAATGTTTCCATTATTGATTTATCTTGCCAAGTTATTGGACAATATAGATAGCGTTCAAGGTTTTTCTTTTCAATCAATGTATCCGCCGTCGAATGGATCTTTCTTGTAAAACTCAACATCAATATCCACGTTCCAATAATGAGCCCCGCGCCCTTCAAAATATGCCCAGGAATACACTCTAATTGTTTTACTTTCTGGTACTGGTCTTATGCTTCTTATTTCTTTGGGATAACTAATAGAATCATTGAGTGTTCTTGTCACTCTATAAAATTCAGCATCATCTGGTCTATCAACCGTGAACTTTGTAAAAAATGATTGACTGACGTTTTCAGAATACCAAACAATTACCACCACTCCAGATATAATCATTATAGCGATAAAAGCAATAATTATGGTTGCTTTAATATGATCTTTGTTATGTATTGATTCACTCATTAGTTTTCATCCTCTTTTGTGGCTAGTTTCTGGGTGTCTTCTTGAAGCCACCCGAATCTTTGATAGATCTCAAATATTTTGTCACCATGTATAATATCTACTGAGATATGGATTAATACGAAAGCAAAAAATATTCCTAACATTATTGCAAGGGATAAATCAAAGATTTCCACTAAGTTCATTGTGTTTCCTCCGTTTTGTTACAAAAACTCTGGATATACCAAACAATGCAGAATCCAGCAGTAAGCATCTGTGCAACGAACCCTCCAAATGGGTCTAGCCCCATATTATTTGATATGATTGTTGCGAACGGAGTTCCAATGATTATTCCCAAGAATACTGCCTCTCTATTCAGTTTCATTGTGATTTATCCTCTTTTTGTTTAGAAGTACGGTTGTTCATACCAAAAATAATCCCATCAACCATTAATTCTGAATCGTTTTCTAGAGCAAGTTCAAAAAGTATTTTTCCAAGCCGTTTTAGTATATCTTCCTGCTCCGGGTGGCCTTCATAATAATTAACTAAGGTCCAAGCAACCCTTACAATTTTTGGATCATTTTCATGATTTGCTTTCATTTTTTTAATTGCTGATTCCATTATTTTTCGTCCTCTTTATCGCCCACTTTTAGGATGAAGTCATGCCATGATAGCTTGGTCTCAGTCTTTTTCTTGAGTAGTTCCTGGTATTCTTCATCGGTGAAGGTAACGTTAATTGTTTTCATTTAGATCCTTCTCTCGATTCCGTTTTCCTTGGCATATTGGTTCCAGTGGTCCTTGCAAACTAAATCGGTTCCTAGCCCTTTTCTTGCATCTTTCATTCTAAGATCGTCTGGTGTTTCAAAGTTAAATCCACACACCGGGCAACTTACTCCAGTATAGTTTGATAGTTGAATGTCGACTATTGTCCTTTCCACGGTTCCTTTCTCGAACATGCTTTTCACTTTTAAGCCCTCTAATACTAACTAAGTAACTAAGTTATATATAATGTGTTTGTTACTACTTTTTGTAGTAAATAACAGTTTAACCTAAGATTCGTTTGGTTAATGGATAATTCCCATTAGAGCTGCTACTGATATGATTGCTACGAAGCCCATCACATAGGCGATTGTCCATATAACGTCAGTTAAAAATTGTTCTAGTTCATTCATTCCGCTTTATCTCCCTTTTTGAGGATTTTTTCAACCGCTTTCCAAGCATCTCCAGGCTGATCTTTAAGAAGGAACTGAGCTGATATATTGCTTAAAGAAACTCCTACTCGGTGTGCTTCCCAAGGAGTCCATTCATGGATAGTTATTTTTTCTTGACCTACTATACAGCATCTAACGCGATTAAATTTTTCATGATCGTCCTTTGGATTTTGAATATATGGCATGAATCCTGAACAGAAATATTGGACTTCTATATCTAGGTCCACATCTTCAAGAACGATATTAGATCCGTCAAATGGATCACATTTTTCGCAAAAGATATGATCAATATAATACGCTTTCTCTTTACCTTCTCCCTGTAAAATTAAGAAATCCTTAATCCCCATTCTTTTTGTTCTCCTTTTTAGGTTCTGTCCAATATTCACATATAGTCCAGTTATTATCACTAATGAATGGACATTTCATATCTAACCATCTCTCATCTTTACAAATTCCTTCTTTGAAGTTCCCACATTCCTGTATTTTAGGCATCCTCTTTGTTCTCCTTTAAAGGGATTATTTCCATGATTCTATTTTCCTCCATTGTTCCGCTTCTGCTCTGGTTTCACCAACTCTATCAAAATACTGGCATTTACCCATTGTTCGACATGCGTTTTTTCTAAATTTACATGGTCTATATCGTCCCGTTACTAAATCTCTATGTTGATTCAAGTTTTTACAGACATTGCAGGGATATTTATCGTATAATGATTTCATGTCTTTAACATGTTTTTTCTTCTTCGGGTGAAATGTTCCATATAGATTTATTATTTTCAAAATTATTTCTCCTGATTTATTGGAACTGATCTTTTGAAATAGTATAGTTGTTCTTCCAGGCTGTAAGTATCTGGCTCAAAGTTCTTTTTTAAACCCCTAAAACATGTTACAAAATCCGAGTAATCGCAAGTAGAATACCCCATGCACTCTGTACATGGTCTTTCTTTAGCAGCCTCGTGTTGTTCTACAAAACCCACCTAAGTTCTCTCCCTTTTACGGATAAATGGCCATTCTCCAAACCACCAAGAATCAAATAAATAAAGTCCTAAAAGAACGGAAAATAATCCAGCGATAAAACCAGAAGCCATTCCATAGTTTTCACCAACTAGCAACGCAATAAACATTGATATTATTATAATGGGTATTTGAAATGAGCCCATAACTGAACCCGTACAAATCATTCTTCTTTTATCTCCCTTTCATTGATATATAAAATACTTAATCCACCAATTAATAGAAAAAGTGATCCATAAATAATTAAGTCTGCAAAATCCCAAAGTTTCTGAATTAGATTCATCCTAATTTACTCTCCTTTTACGGATGGAAAACTAATCAGAACCACTGAGTTTCCTCGGACCTCATATTCACTATCAATCTTTCCTTCCTCTTTTAACTCAAAAAGAGCCTTTGCAATAAACACCTTAGCACGATCAATATTATCATATATATCTATGAATGATGCTCTTTTGTTTTTTGTTATGAAACACATAACTTCGTTTTTTATTTCTTCGTCACGCTGTTTTCTTAATAGTCTGATTTGTTCTTTGGTTGCAAATTCAATTAATGATTTCATTTTTTTACCTCTTTTCCTCCGTTTTTACGGATATATGGCTTAGGAGCCTCTTGGTGCACATAGAACATTTGTTTTCTTCTAACAACTGCCCTTTTAGCAACTATTAAATAGTTAAGATTTCTTAAAACATCATTCTTAACTACTCTGTAGTCCATGAACATTTTCCTAATCAAATCTTTCAAATTCATTGGTGTATGCAAGAACATCAATATTTTTCCTTGGATCTCAAGATTATTTTCGCTATCGTGGTTATAGTTCATTTTCCATTTTCCCCTCATCTTTTAGGACGTTTTCAAGCTGAACAGCCGTGTACTGGAGATACCGACAATAGGCCACGTATGGACTTTGCCCCAAACATGACACTGGTTTAACCTCACGTATCTTTTCCAAGACACTTTCAGATGGGTTTACCTTAGCCTCTTGAACTAAATCTTGTATCAATCGAATCTGTTTCTGGTGCTTACTACCGGGGTTTCTTAACCTAATATCATCCTGGATAGCCACAAGTTCAGCCCATTTCTGTAATTTATTGATCATTTAAGATCCATCCACTTCCTTTTTGTCTTTTTTTATTAACTCGAACAAATATTCCGACACAGATGTTTTTCCAAGCTCATCGGCTTGAAATTTAGCCCACTTCCAGAGAGATTCGTCCATTATGAAGATGTTTGTCCGGCTATATTCGTTCTGCATGTTTCTTCATCACCCCTATACTACATGTGTAGTACGTGTATTATATAAATTATGTCCTAAGTTGTTTTGTAAAAATGGATGTCTTAATTCTAAAATGCCTATCTTTTTTTAGCGAAAACTTCATGCCTACCAGTCTTTGTAGACTTAACAATCCTGGCTCTTATGCCAATATTCCTTAGTCTTTTAGCTTTATTCTTCGCGTTTTTCTTTTTTGCATGGGTACTGAATAAACTAAATTCTTCTCCATCAAATTTTCGCTTTATCTTAAGACCCTTGACCATGTTTTATCAATCCAATAAGAATTATAAATATCTTCCTAACCTTCATTTTTATTCATCCTAAAACTTTTGCTATTAATGGACATTTTCAAAAAGTTCCTTTAATTTTGGTACTCCTTCCGGTGGAGGTGTATATTTTTCAGCCCTAACTCTCTGTTCACACATAATTGCATTCTCTGGATTCAATTCAATACCAATAAATGATCTTCCAAGACTACGGGCAACTCTAAGCGCGGTCCCTGACCCCGCAAATGGATCAAGAAATACACCTTTTTCTGGACAGGCGGCTTTTATAATCGGTTCGATTAATTTAGGAGGAAATACAGCAAAGTGAGCTCCCTTGAAAGGGTAAGTGTTAATCTCCCATACATCACCAGGGTTTTTTCCTTTTAAGTTACCATCGTTTACTTCTCTTAACCCGGCCCGGGCTCTAGGCGAGCCTAGAGCATTTGAATCTTCTCTGTTGGCATATTTACTTGCCATTCCTTTTGTTATGTCTACTGGTCTATTTCCATGACCTGCTTGATCTCCATATAGTTCATGTTGTTTTTCTCCACCCTTTTGATTCATAATGTTTGGTTGAGTGATTCTTTTTATGGTTGCTTCTGATTGTGGTTTTCTTATTGGATCTAAATTGAAATGATACCTATTGTTTTTTACAAAGAAGAAAAGATCTTCATAGCTTTTTGTAAGCCTATCTTGCACAGACTCAGGCATATGATTTGGTTTAAACCATATAACATCGTTTCTAAGAATCCATCCTTCATCTTGAAGCGCAATTGCTACCCTAGCAGGGATCATTAACTTTTGTTTTGGTTGAAGCCAATTACTTTTTAGGTTTCTATTATTCCTCCTTGGTTCTCTATTACTTCCTCTAGCACCAACTTTAGGACCTTGCTTATTAGAAGGGTTTGAATAATAACTATCACCCAGATTTAACCAAAAACTTCCAGATGGTTTCAATATTCTTTTAACTTCTCTAAATATCTCAACAAGATTATCAATAAACATTTGAGGATGCGGTTCTAAACCAAGTTGCCCCATCCAAGCACCGCAATTAACACATTTACTTCCCTCGGGAGCATCATAAGAAGACCCTCTCATTGTAGCTTGCTTTGAGTTTTGATCTTTAATATCCACTAAATTTTTTTTTCGTGGTGGAGGTGTGCTTAACCAATCATGGGTGCAATCCATTTTTCCACCCCATATTTGTGGTTCTGTCCCATAGTCTCTGAGGCCCCAATATGGTGGACTTGTTGCTATCAAATCAATAGAATCGTTTGGAAGTGTTTTCATAACTTTTCTATTATCTCCGCAGAGGACCTTGTTAAGTGGTAATTTCATTATCTATGTCTCCTATTATAGTCCTCAAGTGGAAATTTACGATAGAGCATTTTATTTGTCCATCTAGCCAACTTGTTCAAATACTTATCGTCTTTTCTTCCATTATACTTCATGACAAAAGGCTCAGTACCCATGTCAATAAGGGTTTTAACTCGATAATAATCTTGTTCATGTGTTGTATTGAATCCAACTAGAACATAGGTCCTGATATATTTTGGTTTTACCCCAGCCTCTATCAGATTAGTAATCCCATTAATTACCGGGTCCTCATTTTCAATAAGATCCCAAGAACCATATATTGTTCTTTGAGTGAAATGAAGATTATACAGTTTTACGGCAGCTAGTTTCTGTGCCATTTCTTCTGTGATTAATCGAAAGTCTAATCCTTGACAAAAACTAGCCTTAACTCCAGTTTCTTCTACATAATTAAGAGTTTCATTAAATCTTTTTGAGGCCGTGAAATTGTTATCAAGAAAAACTATTTTCTTATGTGATGGGTCATGGAAAACTCTAGGATGTTTGTATTCAATAAATTCCGGTTCTAGCTGATGAACTATACAAAATCCGCACCTTCTAACGCATCCTCTTGTAGTGAATCCAATACTATAATCAATATCAGGATAAAGGCTATAATCCGGCATTATCTGGTCCATTTCCCTCGGCAAAGAGTTTGGGTATCCCAACCCGGGACCGCCTATATGAAACTCTGCATTAGGATAATATGTTTTGATTCCCTTTGCATGAGGTAAATTCTTACTGAATACACAACTGACGTAAACCTTATCTGGGTTACTGAAAGCGAATCCTGTTTCATGTCCTTGAGACTTGTAATAAGCACTAATCTGCATCAATGCTGGATTAGGTAGTTTCCCATCAACTTGAACCAAAAGGATCTTCATTATATCCTCTTTTTGTGTTTATCTATGGATTTTCCGCTACACTTTGGACAATACCATTTTTCCTCTGGATTAACCGTCATGTCCATTGGAGTATCACAAACAGGACAACAATACAACGACCTCTTTTTATCTGACTTAATGGATGCTTTTTTACAGCCCTCACATTCTTCCCATACCACGCCAATGAGTCTTAGCATGTTTGGTCTTGGGTAAATTACTACTGACCACTCTTCTGGGCATTTTAATGATCCTCCACCTTTCCACAATTTGCCATGAAGTTCTTTGCCACACATACCTGCTCTTTTAATTTTCTCGCTCATTTACGATTCGTCCTAAGTTCTTTAGATTCTACGGTTGATACTACTTTGATAGATTCAGGAAACATCCACATAAAAACGTCAACTAGTTCTGGGTATCCACCTGGATAGTCCTCTTGTGGAAACCTATCTAGGAATCCATAACGATTCAATAAAGGTTTTATTTTCTCATATTCCTCATCAGAAACGTGAAGAAACCCACCCCGTTTTCCTTTAATTGGTTCATATCTCATTGTTTTTTCGTCCTAAGTTGCTGGGATTTTACGGTAAACTGGTTAGGATAATCCTTGGGGCCATAAGCGGTTTTACAAATTGAACATACGCCCCCATTATCGCGATATTCTTCCTCAGTCACCAATGCATCACATTCAACACAATTCATGGCTTATCTCTCCTAAGATCGGCGCATTTTGAGGACGTTTTAGTAAGAATTGCCTCATATCCTAGCATAGATCTTTCCTTAAAATCTGGACAAACGGAACACCCTTTTTTAGAGTGATTCCATGTTACACAATCTCCAGTAAGTATTTGTGATCCTGTGAATCCTTTATCACATGTTTTCTTGTATAGTATTGAAAATGGTGGTTCTGTCATTTTACCTTACTTCCTTGTTTAAAATGGACATATTTGGTTCAGGAAATATGGCATCATTGTATTTCACTGGTTCATTTAGACAATAAAGAATCGAATCAATAACTAGTTCTGTCATTTCCTTATTGCGAACACTGTCTGCTATTTCGTGCATATAGTCGTCTAAGTGGTCGATTGCAGTTCTAAGTTCTTTTTCAGTTCTCATTTTACCTCTTTTCCTGATTATCTAAGGATGGAATGTTCATACCGAATGACGATCCCTTTCTACCAAACAGCATAAAGAACCCCAGGATGGATAACATTCCACCCATCCACATTTCAATAAAAACAGAAATGAGTAGCCCTGATTCATACCATCCGGGTAAGATGTAGGCCACCACTTCACCAAACAATGTCATGAATCCTATTGGTATTAGTGGGAATATCATGGTTCCAATCGCCATAAGAATTGATCCTATGTATCTGTTTCTTGTTATCACTTTTCCGTTAAATTCTAGTGTCATGTTTTTTACCTCTTTTCCGTGTATAAAGTGGACATTATAGAACAGCCCCGCATTTTGGACACTTTGATCTGTTTTTATTCACGCTTTTCCACCATCCGTTTCTAGAAAGACCTTGTTTTTCAAACTCTCGTAGTTTTTTCTTTGCTAATCTCGAATCAACTTCGTTATGTTTTGCTGTTTCATGGATGGTTGTATCATCCCCGCGTTCCCTAAAATACAGGTATTCCTCAACTGATAGTCTTACAAGATAAGGGGTTCCTTCCCAGAATTGGTCTTGTTCTTCACTCATTTTGTTGACCTCTTTTCATGGGTATCTAAGGATACGTGTTCTTCGATAAGGTCCAGTGTTTTTCCTGTATGGATTAGTTTTCTTCGTTGATAGTCTAGATAGTGTTGAATAACTGCTAGGTTTATAGGTGAATATTCTTTACAATGTCGTTCCGTTTTTCTTATTTGGAAGTCCTTTTTAATGCACTTACCAAGACTTGCTCTACTACCTTCAATCCAAGCCTTTTCAAGACCTAATAGTAGTCCCACGCATCCAAGACAATTAACTTTTTCAGCCATTTTTATTTCTCCGATGTCCTCTTTTCAGATGTATCTTGGGTTGGATTTTCTATGTACTGACTACTTAAAGCCAATCCAACAAGGACGCTGAAAAGACCAAATAATCCCCAAATGACATTATCTGTAGTAAGTACAATTCCTGCACCAATAAGTAACGGAATTATCCCTGAGTTTATTATTTCAATAGATACTTTCTTCAGTTTCATTTTTCTTCATTTATCCTAAGTTTTGCCTCTATTCTGGATACAACCTTTTCAGCTCGTTATCTATAGCTGCTTTAAGAAAACCCGATGGAGTCAAATAGTGACCATCTTCAATTGCTCGGTTTATCTGTTTAGCTGTTTCTTCCGGTACTCTTGTACCCACCATTGGTTTACCTGCCAACTGTTATCACAGTTAACACTGTTAACAGGTTTTATTTAAGGTCTATGTTACTACTTTTAGTAGTAACTAATCGTAGAAGATACTGTATCCACCGTGGAGCCTGATAAGCGGTAATCATATACTCTGGGATCTTTGTCAATCGTTCATCGTTCACAGTGACTTCACAACCACATAATAGGGCCTCATAGGGTAGTTTCGGTGCAGCATTATGCAATATGTATCTAACGTATTTCTTATGAGCCGAAAGCAACAAAGGCATATCCTCATAAGATATTGTTCCATCTATCACCGTGGCTCCCACGGGCATTAACTCAGGATGATAAGAAGATAACCCATCTCGCACATAGTAACAAACATCTTTACTTCTAGACACAGGCCTTGGATAAAAATGATCTTCATTCACAGGGTTAACATGCACCTCTCCGTTTAACCCTACATCTTTTTTCAAATCTTCACTAGCATACATAATATGGACCCCCGATAACCATAACATGATTCTGTGAAGCCGTTTACCGATTATAGACCTATGCCAATCAGATCCACAAACCCTAGCAACCTTCACGCCACCACAGGTAAGAAGCACAAGGATTCTACCTGGACGGGTGCTAAAGTTGAGGATAAGGTCATATCCATTAGTGAATGGCTTTAGATGCCCTATGAATGATACGGATATACCTGGTGGTGCATGTTTTTTCAGCATCATGGAAGCTCTTAATGCGTTGCCGAGGCCACCAGCGATAGCGATTTGTTTATTTTTACTCATAAATTTGTTTTCCCTCACAGAGTACAGCGTATAAGAAATCTATGTAATGTGGTAGGTGTTGAGGGTTATCAACGTGCCATACTGGGTATATGTCTCTGCTTTTCAGCAACACTGGTTTTCCCTTCACATAATCCCTATCATAGTGCCATGTATAGGAGGGCTGGTTTAGCGGTGGATTCCATGTTCTTACCCGGTTAGGATCAGGGGCTTTTCCGATGTGGGTATGTACTCTGAGATTTGGGTAAGTTTTTAGATCAGGATACTTAGCTAAAACCGTGTCCCGTATGCCGAATATAGGGGTAACTCCTATCAAAGTATCTAGCTTTGATAATGTGTCTAAGTATCTGCGTTTATTTGATCTATATTCCTCATGGATGTCACGTAAAAACCTGAACCGTAATAAAAACGGCATGAATGACACAACCAAAATACAGATAGATGAAAATATACTTTGTAACATAATCCGTTTTCCGTATAGAGTATCACTATCCCAATCATGGAGAACCGTTAAATCAGGTTTGTTCTTACCCAATTCTTTAGCGCACCTCTCGCTTTCCCAATGGGACGGCAATACACTTTCCCATCTACACAAGTATTGACGGCAACAACATTATCTGGAATATCCTTTATCACGGTACTTCCCATACCAATGATAGACCCAGCCCCAATTTTTACCCGTTGCTTCACAACGGTTCCTGTCCCTAATACGGCTCTTTCTCCAATTTCCACATACCCAACTATCGTAACAGCCGCTAAAAGATGAGCCCCGCGTCCTACTACGCAATCATGCCCTATTCCGCATCGTTGACCTATAACGACATCGTTTCCTATATTTGTGTCTCGTTCTAAGCCTTTTACGATGTATGATCCATAGTGGATAGTGACGTTGTTTCCTATGCGTACCCCGAAACCTGGTGGTTCACGTTTGTATGAAAAGTTTTTACGTATATATTTCACTGGGTCCGTTCCTATTACAACATACTCCATAGCTTCAAAGTTTTTCCCTATGGTAGCGGGTTGATTTATGACTACGGATTCATGTATCATTGTATTTTCCTCGCTGGGTTCCCAATGTAGACCCCTGACTCGGTTATGCTTTTCCTAACGTTGGCCTTAGATCCTATGACCACATCTGGACATATCGTAATTCCAGCAGCTAAGGTGACATTAGTACCAATAAATACCCTGAACGGTTTTTCACGGTTCCAGATCCCAATTCCTATTTGAGCCCCACCTATGGACTCTCCTTTATGGTTAAGATTCTCAGTCATAAGTTGAGGCGCAATAAACACATCATCCATAATCTTTGTTCCTTTAGCTATGATGCTGTCATACCTTAGTGTGACGTTGTTTTTAATCCAGCATTCTCCAGAGGTTTTTACCCCAGAGTCCAGATATACCCCGTCACCTATTACTGTGTCTGGTCTAAGCTCAACGTAGCTTCTAATAACGACATCCTTCCCAAGGACTACACCCTCATGGATGTGATTGTATTTTCCTATTACGAGGTTTCTACCATACGTGAAGTTAGGATGAACATAATTCCCAGCGAATTTAATCGGATTCGCCGGAACGCCCACCACTGTTTCACCTGGAGGAACATCTTTTGTAACCACAGACCCCATGCCTACGATAGCCCCATCTCCTATTTTGACCCCTTGATGTATTACAGCATGTGCAGCTATCCAGCAACCATCCCCAATGTGGACACTTCCATTTAGACAAACATGTGGTCCTAAGAACGTGTTTTTACCGATCTTGCAGTTATGACCAACATTCACGTAACTAATGAGAACAGATCCACTTCCGATGATTGTGTCTTTGTCTGGAAGAGTTGCCCTTCTAACTGTGCAATGCTCACCAATTCTAACATTATCTTCGATGATTATGTCACCTAGATTGTGGGCTTGTAATATGCTTCCATCTTCTTCACGCGCCCAGGTAAATCCGTCACCTCCTAGCGTAGACGATGGATGAATTTTGGTGTTATCTCCCTTGATTATAACTGGATCTCTGTATGGTCTTTTATTGAAGTCTTTAATGTCTGCAACATTACGCGGTTTTGTGTTCTTCATGCCTTTATCCTCATCACTTCAAATCCTTCAGCATAGTTAACTCCGATTGCTCCCCCATATACACGGGCAACTGAACGTATTAGATCTTTTTGTAGAAAATACTTCTTTTTCTCAGATGCCATAAATGAAATAAGTGTAGTTTTTTCCTGTAACTCGTAATTTGTTATTTCAATGAATAAGTTTGGTGCTAAATTGGGACCACCTTTGATGCCTTCATGTGATAATATGGTGATGTTTCTCATTATTCTTTCAACTTCCTCGGATAGAGCTACATGGCTCTGGTGTAGGCTCTTACGGCTATGTGTAAAGATGATGTCGGGGTTAATGGTTTTTTTAAGCATTTCAAGTATGCTTCTAATTTCGTATCTATGATCTGGAAGTGAATCACCTTTAAAGGAGTATAATTTCTTAGTTGTTGGGTTGAGGTAATTCATAGCCTTTTCCCATTCTATTCTTCTCAAATCATTATTACAACTAAAAGTGTAACAGTGAAATTCATCACCGGATTTACTTAGCCGGGATAAGATTCCTCCACATCCTATAATGTTATCATCTGGGTGAACCCCGAGGAAAAGGGGGCGTTTTATACTGATTTCCATGCTACCATCACCCCACCTCTACGGCTCCTTCGCAACCAATACCAAAAAGCCTCAAACAATGCGATTGCCCTCCCAGCTCGGTGACTAAAACGCAGATGCCTGGTCTTATATCCTAAATCGTTAAAGTCTTTCTCGTACCACGATGAAATATGGAAATCAAGGCTCATGGGCTCTAAGTCTCCCGTTGTATTTCCATAAGGACAAGCAATAACAATTATCCCGGTACACATCGCCTCCAGTTTACTAAGCAGTTTCTTGGCCTCTTTCTTTGAAAGATGCTCTATAAGGTGACTTAGAATTATTACCCCATACTCACCTTCCGGTATCTCCTTCGTTACATCAAGCACATGAACCTCATCATACAACCCAAATTTCTCGGTATGATTGGCTCGATCAGGGTTCACTTCAACACCAACAATATACGGTGTCCCAACAAAACCCTTTGCCTCATATGGGTTTCCATGATACCCATGTGCTTTTAACGCCCACCCGTAGAAACCGAATCCAATGCCTAAATCAAGCACCTTTACGTTTTCTAGGTTTTTTGGTATAATATGATTCAGTATAAACTGAACTTCCGTCATAACTCCACAACTCATTTTTTGTTTTCTCCTATTATTCCTGTTAGAATTGACCCAAGTAAGAACATAGTTCCTAACCTGGGAAGCCACCATAATGAAGCCGATGTATAAAAACGGTCAATCATTTTCGTTGGGTCTAAAATATATAAAACTGATACCGCGACATAACCCAATATCGCTAATAGCATAGTTTTGTTAACCTTGATCTCTCTTTCCTTCAACAACGATGCACAAAATACGCCGGAAAGAATCTGTGTGTTTATCAACCAAGGATAACGAAAACTGAAGAACATTGACGCTGGATGCCAAAACGGAACCTCATATAGCCATCCTCCGAAATGCGCCGATAATATAGCGTAACAAGCAGCGAAAACATGATCACCAGACACACGACACCCATAACCATAAACGACCAGACAGTATGAGATCCATAGTCTCGCTACATACGGTTTTGGGAACGATAACAGCAAAACAAGGGAAGATCCAAGAACAAAAACTGTTGAAAAAGCTTTGTGGTTAATCTTTTTTGAGGCAATAAAGAAACAGAGAACAACAGCCGGAACCAGTTGCCGTAAAAGCATATACTCACCTAGTATCGCTATCGTAATATTCCCCTCTTGGCGTGCATATACCCCGTTAGCATAGCTGGTCGAAGCAGGAAAATGCTGTGGAAAAACGCTCTTAATACACCCTGTTTCAGTAAAGTGTATTTTGCTTGTCCTCGATTATAGTTGTTGATCTTTTCCTCATTTGGTCGTAGATGCCAGCTTTTAGTTAGAATATGGTTTGTAGGGTATTTTTTTCTTATAGCCATGTGAAGATGTGTATCCTCTGCTCTTGGAATGGTTTTCAGATCTTCAATATCCTCGGTTTTCTCCCATGCATCTTTACTTAATGAAAGCAGCCCAGCGAATCCATGAATAGGAGTAAATTGACTTATAAGACGGCCTAGGAAGTTCTGTATGTTGTACGGATAATCCATGTACCCGAAACTGATTAAACCATATTTCCCGATCTGTTTTACGTGTTCCTTGATCTTGGGGTCCAGTAATAAATCTGCGCTGGTGTTCACGATAGCATCATTGGATGATCTGCTGTATAAGTCTCTTCGGAGTCCGGCAGCCCGCATTCTGTAACCGTTTGGGGTATCATCATATTTTACGATTTTAAAACCATAGGGACGTAGTAGTTTCTCTGATCTGTCTGTGCATCTGTCAAGCCCCACAATTACTTCATCTGCATCTAGTTTCAACACGTTATTAATCCATGATGGAATATATTTTTCCTCGTTATGCATGGGGGCTATTATCGTGAACTTCATTTGATCGACAGCCGTTTTTCATCTACACACTTCGGGCAACTTGGTATATCATCGTAGCCTGGTATATAGTCGATTACTATGCCATGTTTATGACACTTGAAGGCATAAAACATCAAAGACCCACTCCATCCTGGAAGCCGCCGTTTTCCTATCGGTACGTGAAATCCTAGGCTTATCATTAATCGTTGCCGCCAGTTAAATTCAGGAATCAAGTTATTTCCTCCCATTCAAGCACGATTAAAGTATGCTTTGACACTCCTGACTGTCTAACATACGTAACCCGGTAAGTATGACCCTCGTAAAATTGGCTTGTCCAGTTCCCGAGGAAAAAATACTTACCTACACCCCAAGTAAGGATCTGTGTTCCTGATTTCTCGTCTTGGTGATAAGTCTCAAATACCTTGAATTCTACGGTGTATTCTTTGTTCGTTAAATAAACTTGATACGCAGCGTTACCGAATGCTATTCCAACAAGTAGAAGGCCGAATGTTACCGCGATTTTCTCTTTATTATTCATTCTTCATTTTTCTCCTTTTCAGCATCATAACAAATCGCAAATATGATACATACAAGCCAAAATAGGAACCCGAAGAAATATATATAAAAACTAGTTAATGGGTTCATTTTTGTCTTTCCTCCAATGTGCATAGAGGACACCTTAACGTTTTCTTGTATCCACTTGGATATGATACTACAGGACCATGCTTTGAACAGTCCCACCTATAGAATGGAAGAAACCCTGACCAATCCGGAAATTTGCGGTGTTCAACGTACCCAGGATCAAACAACACCCGAAGCCAACTCTTCTTGACCTCATAACTCTTTTCAGTAATCAAATTACTTTCCTCCAAGTAGTTTGCCTCATTCCATCTTCCCTTCCAATGTTCTCAACCTCTTCAAACTGCTTCAAAAGCATCCCACACCTAATAGGAGAAATACCAGTAACAAAAGCCATGTCATATGATGTAAAACTATCAGGCATATCTGGAAGAGCTTTTTCTATTTTCTTTTTATTCCTAAAATTCTTGTTAACCCCACCCATTACCTTTTCACCCGATACCTCCAAGCACCCGCCGTTCCCTCTGGAACAAACTCAGTTTGACTAACCTCCACTTTTCTGATCTTACTTAGGATAACCTCAAGACTATCTTCATTCTCCGCTACCTTCTCGATAGCGTCAAAGATTTTATACATTTTTGTTAAGGCCTTCCCTACAGGAGTTTCACCAACTTTCATTTAACTCCCTCCGGCTTCTTTCCCTCAAATTCATGGTCAGGATTACACCAGCCCAAGAACCACCAATAGCAAACGTTGCTAGGATTAACCTGAATTTTATTGGTCCTATGATTACAAGGATTACCTTTTGGACAAACAATCATTTTCCAGCCCTTCTTTAACAATGTGAGGGCTACGAACAGGACAGCAAGGGCTGACAAGCTGCCCCGGTCCAGTTATGTGGTCGATAAGACTTTTCATAGCCCTCAATAGGTTTGTGTCAGACAAAATATATAAAGATAGGGGTTAAAGCAAAAATTCACCGAGAAGCGGAACACCTTCCCGGTAACTATGAATACTCATCATAGCTAGATCATGAACACTAATCCGAATATGCTTACTCTCTGTGGCCTCAACCTTATGATCCACCATCTTATGAGGAATAAAATGATACTGATTCTGACCACCATTAATCTTAACCTCCACGATCATCAACGGGATCATATCATTATCCTCCGCAAACTCACACAAGGATACCCATTGTTTACGGCTTAAAGGAACAGAACCAACCTTGTACCCATTAACTCGTTCATCATTGGATCTTACTTGGTTCTCAACAGATTTTACCTCGACAGCGTAATTACCCCGGTTAGAATCAAAGAACACATCCGGTTCACCACCCCGACCCTTACCAAGTCTAGCAGTCCCGAACATTCCAAGAAGTTCAACTATACGTTTCTCTGCCTCCCTTCCCTCCTTAACTCGTTTTTGTCTCGGTGTAGATTCTTCAGCATTCGTTTCTTCGTGTGTATGTGTGTCAGGTTCAGTAGTCAATTTATTTGTTATACCTGGGCTAGAATCAAATTGAATGTGTGTGTACCCCCTTGGTTCGTTGAGATTTTTGTTTTCTACCTTGCATTTTGGACATTCTTTAAGAGTTGATCCATACTGTGCGTGGCATTCATGACACCTGGTTACATAAACTGGTTCTCTGAATCCCTTTTTCTCAGCCCATACGATATAGTTCCAATCAGAAACATGGTATTTGGTTCCAATTCTGGTTATCATATCCATCCCGTTAGGACCAAGAGCTGAAAGATACTTCATAATAGTTGAAGCAATAAGACCTAAGCCGAGGCCATACTTAATTAACTGTGTCTCTGTGCAACCGTCACTGAAAGCAGCACAATGTTCAACTAATAGATATAATCGGTGTAGACGGGTAGTAGCTCCATCAGAAGGTAGATCACTCATAAGTTAGCCCTCATTGTCTCATATAGATAAGACATATATAGGTGTATTGAGACATTATAATTACCTCCAATACTTCGGAGTGTCCTACATTCTCGCTCCGGGTATCTTTTACTTATTATTAAGCTGCCAAGCATACGCAATCCTCTTTGTAACATCACATTCTCTTTTCCTGGATAAAATTAAATACGGATGATCCCTGAACGGATTATTTTTACCATGACCTCTAAGCTCATGAACCCTCGGAGTCACACTATTAATTTCTCTAATAGGGTCTTCACGCCTTAATTCTCTAAGAAGTTCTCTGTTTGTGAAATCCATACTTGTATTCTCTTTGAATATGTTAACTATCTCTTTATGTCTCGGAGCAAGATTGATAACAATCTCACCGAAATAGGCCATCAAACTTGTTTCCTGTATATTCGTTTTCATCTATAACAATCTCCGCTAACCCAAGATACTCCAAGTTAAGAATAATCTGTGCCAATGTTTCCTCCTGGTCACAATTCATACAGAATAGTTTTCCCCGTTTCAAAGTCAAAACTTCCTGACAAACGTTACAAGTACCCATCAAATCACCTTATACATGATCCTGTGACCACAGTTTCGATCCACTGGTATTTTCTCTACGTTATCAAAATCCTTTAGAATGCCGGCTACCCTTCGTGTTTCCTCTCCAGTCAATATTGACATATCCTGAGAAGTAAAAGGAGAATCGATAACCTCCAAAGCATCACGGATCTTTCTTCTAGCCCTTATTCCCTTACCGTTCTTTCCCATCAAATCACCTCTTTCCATCGTTAAGTACGGACGTTTTAGATCTCTCCAAATTCATCATCACCAGCAGCACCTATTAACATGAGACAAAATAGAGTTCCCCAGCATAAGATAACAAATATTTGATCAAAGTTCATTTTACATTACTTCCTTGTTAATTTACGGATTTTCCAGATCCCCCGCACCAGGAACACGGTTCTTCTCCTATTACTCTACCTTGATAGTTTTCTTTAAGAACGGTTCCAGAGCCCTTACAGGCTTCGCAGACATCTTTTGAAATGGATACTGCACCCTCTGGTGGTGGTCCAAGAAGCATCCAATGATCATTATTTGGATCATAGAAGATTGTGTTTTTGATAACCAGTTCGTAAACAGCAATTAATGCATACTGGCTTCTAATGTCTAAGAAACTCTGCATTTCATCTGTGCTTGGATAGTTCTCATGATCCTCAATGAACTTGACTACGGATTTCTTTATTTTTTCGACCTTTTTTTCATCGTACATTGTGTTTACCTCTTTTCCTTGTATTCTCCGGATAATATTCCAGCAACCAGAACAACCAAAAGTTCAAAGGAAATTATAACGTAAGCTTGTATAAGAGTCATTTTTCCACCTCCGTCCTAACTTCATTGGTAAAAGTGGATTCCATAAAGTCCATTAAATCAGATTCCCCGAACATCCTTTCACTCAAGATCAGCCCACCAGGTTCCCCAACAACCTTGAGTTTTGGCTTACCTTCTACGGCTATTTGGATTGATGTATGGGTTTCATTCACAAATGTTGTGAACTCTGGTCCATGCTCGGTGTTTTTCTGAGGAATATTAATTGTTATGAAGTATAGTGGCTTCACATCGCTTTCCATGATCTCAACAACGGCCTTCAATTAGTTTTCCTCCGGGTCGTAAAGAAAAGCCTCAAGTGCCTCTACTATTACACTCTTCTTAGTTGTAACTTGTGGTCCTTTTTCTCTTTCTTCTCTTTGCTTATCAGATATGTAATCGTCAAGCCTGTTTGCAAGTGACCTTGGAACCCAAGCCATAACTTGCCTTTCTCGTTCTTTTAAGCCCATACCTTCTATAACTATATAGTTATATAAAACATATTTGTTACTACTTTTAGTAGTAATATCCCGATACCGTTAAAAGTATCCTAAGATTTGTTTTAAAAAAGGATTTATCGGTTTTTTCTTTCTCGCCATTCTTTTCCAATCTGCTTCATGGCGGCCTTTGCGCTTCCCATTTCTTTGATTCTATCTGGAAGGTTATCCCTAACAAATATGTTATACCTAGTCAGTTTTCTTTTACCCATAGTAATCTATTAAAATGGTTCAGTTGACTTATATTTATGTTTCTAGTTGTTTTAACTATGGTTGAAAGGCGTAGCAACTCCACGGTTGAAAGAAACATATTCATAGTATTCATTATCGGTGCATTGTGCGTAATATATACAATTCACATAGGACCAGTTGAAGCAAAAACAGTAACACCAATTAACGTAAACGGAACCTATGACCTTACTTTAGGAGATTATATCACAGACGATGCCAGACAATGCAGCATAATATTTAAACAAACATTCTGGACCTCAAAACCAAACGGACACCCCATTTACGGTGATTTCTGCCAATACGGACTATTTGAAGTAACAGACTACAGCCAAGGATCAGTAATATCAGGAACATCATACGATATTCTCGTTGAAGATTTAAAGTTCTTCAATTTCTGCAACCACAGAATAGAAATAAACTTCTACAATATGACCACCGTAGAACTTACAATTACTCCTAATTAATCTATTTTATAAAAAAATATTGGGTTAACCTGTCACTACCCCAGGTATCACAGCCGGGAACAACCCGTATACCCATGAGATTATTCTGTCAACTATTAGGAAGAATATTCCCACAAAGTAACTGATCAAACTTATGGATGTGTTTATATCATTAAGGAAAACCTGTACTTCCCCTCCTACAACCTGTTTTCCTCTAGTACCCACACTACTTATCCAGATAATGAAAATAAATAAAGGAGCAGCATCAGCCCATATATCATATCCAATCAAATCCCAGATATTTCCCAAAGTCACTAAGGGTTGAATAAGTGGGTTTGTACCGTCTAGTATTGACTGATAGAACTCACTGAAATCCAGTACAATGTTAATCATATTAGTTGACCATGTAAAGAAGAAGTTGAACACCTCATCAATCACCGTGAATTGAAGCGCAACTAAATCAACAATACGTGTTAAACTACTATCAAACTGAGTAGAAAATGACGTTATAATCACGGTAATTTTAGTCATATATCCGTCTATTCCGAAACTGGAGAACGCGCTATTAATGAAATCATAAACCTCATCAACCCAATTAAAGAAACTAAACTCAAACTCGTTATTGAATGTTCCAGAGTCGCTTAATCCATCATCATCTAAAACAAATACAGCAACATCACAAAGACCCTGAGCCCCGCCCGTCATATTGAAACTGAAAGATATTAAATCAGTAGTGACGTTTATGTTTGTTCTCAAAGACCCCGCTACATCTAAATCAACGATGTTGGATGGATCGCTTACCTCACTAAATACACCCGTGGCCTGAGTCCATCTAAGCGTAAAATTCTCAGTATCACCAGTAGTATTAACCTGAATATCTACCCTAGAGAAGTTTGCGACCCCGTTAAGATCGCTTACTGTGACATTTACCCAACCAGGTACATCACGGCTTATAATAGAATCAGAATCAAGGCCATCAATCGTAGGCGGTAAAGGTATTTCTAGGAACGCAAAACGAATGTTAAATGGTTGTGCTAGTTTGGTGGTGTAACAAACACCGATTGAAGAACCATAAGTCATATCGTAACTATTCAACTCTAACTCAGAGGCTATATCATCAACCGATTCATCTAGCCAATCAGTAAACGCAACATCCCATACCCCACCTGAAAACTTTTTAAAGTAAACGTGGTCCGTGGTGACGTTTAACCAGAAACAGTACAACGTACCATTATTTGGTTCATATGCTAAGGCCATCGTGGTTACACCCGTAACCGCATCTCTAACTAGATTATCGGTTGCGTTCCATCCTACACCGAAAACCCGTTCATTATGCCGAATTTGGTTTGTGGTTTCTCTATTGTAAACTAGGCTTACGTTGTCACCATTTGCTATAACCGAAACTTGGAACCTAAACGAAAAAGCTACATCAAAATCAGCTAAATCATTTTCCTCTGCACCCCAACCCGCATCATACATCCTACCAAGTATAGGATCACCATCTCGGAAATAAACCACATAAACCCTACCACCTGTAAGAGCAACCGGGATAACTCGCCATTCAGTATCATCTATCGCACTTAACTCAAAAAGGAAATCTAACGCCCACGTTCCATCATTGTTTGCGTTCTTAAAGACCACGGGGAAATCGTCACCGCCAACCTGATCGTTATATGCCCCAATCCATGCGTACCCGTTAGTGTCAACCGTTATTGTTGGATAATCAAAATAGTCACCCGCTACGCCATTATCTACGGTTTGTTCACCTGCTGACCATGTAATAGTACCATTAGCTTCCGGTATTCCTCTACGGTAAAAAACATCATAAGTAGTAGCGAAAGTTCCTCTAGTGTAATGAACATAAGTTCCATCAAACGCAATACTAGCACGACCCCCGCCGGCAGTAGCCCCAATACTTACTGCAGCTCCACCCCACGCAACTCCGTCAGTGCTACTCTCATATACTACATTGGTTCCATCATGGTAAAACACCCAGAATCTCCCAGACGCGTAAAAGCTCTTACGTTGACCCCCATAACGAGTTCCCGTAGCTGTTGTGCTTGTTCCCACCGTTGCGGGGTCAATTATCACCCGTTCACCTGATTCAACTACCCCAATATTGAACACTATATCCGCTTTACGACCCTGAGCATGGGATTCTGTTGAAGTCTCAGTAATATCGCCTATTGTTTCATAAACGTCACTCCAATCAAAAGAGATCCCGTTATATTCATCCCCAAAACTCAGCTTATTCTCACTGTTTGATTCATCTGTGTAAACAATGCCGGAAAGTTGCCAATCAAGGCGATATTCATCTGTTTGACCTGAATCTATCGTGATAACAGATTTTATGGGTTCACCTGACTTTATGATAAAGGTAACATTGTAGAAGGTTCCAAGATAATCCTTGTAATGCCTAGTAACATTGTATTGAAGTGGATTCACCTCAACCCATGATAAATCATAAGGAATACCCCTGTTTTTCCATTTACTCCCGGCATTATATTCAAGATTCTGGCGTTCCTCATAAACCACAACCTCACCAGAGGGATCATAGATTTTATTATACCCAGACGCGCCCTTGTAGAACGATACAGTAAACATATTGAAGTCTAGGCTTATGTAACCTGGGGCATCCTCGAAGATGATCGGGGCTGGTTCAACGGTTGCTATTGTGCTAGGATCAGCGTTAACGACACCAATCGTTAAGGCCATGATAATTATGAGTATTAAACTAAATAACTTCTTCATTTTACCTTCACCAGCTCAACGATAATAATATCAGGCTGTTTCTTAACCCTACGCCCTTTCTGAGCTTTATCAAGAGCATCAACAACACCTCTGGCCTTACCACTCCAACCAAGTTTACCATCAAACAAAACCCTCCACTTCTGCTTAGGACCCATAAATATCCGTTTTTCAAGCCCTTTGCGCTTCTTCTTTTCCTTTAAAGTTAATCTGATTGGTGGAGTTTCTGTAACAGGTTCTTCTTCTACTGGTACGGGTTCATCCAATATTGGCTCTGGGGGTTTTGGTTCAGTTGGAGCAGGTTCATCTAGTCCTGGTTCTTGAATAGTTATTGGAGGTACTGGCGTGGGTTCATCTTTCTCATCATCAGGTTTTGGTTCAGTTATTGGAGGTTCTTCTTTATCTGGTATAGTTTTATCCTTTGTTTTTCCAGTTAACGATCCCCGTATTTTTTCTATTTGATCATTACTAAGAGCCGTTGTTTCCTCTAACAACTTCTTAGCATCTTCTTTTGAAAGATGGGGAAGGATAGCGGTTAATAATTCACCCGTTGAGAATAAATCCGTGTTCTGGTTAACAAAATTAATCAGATCACTTACTTCATATGGATCATCAAAATCAGTTAAATCGGTGATAACTTCAACCATACGTGCTTCCGTTGGGTTTTTCTTGTAGAAATCAACTATTAAATCAAGTTTCTTTTGTAGGTTTGCCTCTCTAGTAAGAGCGTTTCTAACATCATCTGTACTCTGTCCAAGACTTCCCACCTCTGTTTCAAAAAACTTTTTCTCTCCAGCAGTTAAAAAAAGTTCATCCGTTTCATCAACAAGTTTAGATAGATGTTTGAACGCTGATTTTACTTTTCTAAGTTCTGCTGTGCTTAACTCAGCTCCACCTTTGATTTTCTCTAAAATTCTAAAATCCTCTAATGTTAAATCATCTAGTTTACCCGCGTTTCGTTGTATCTGCTTTAACATTTCTGCTGTATCAAGGCTTTTTAACGAGTTTTTAATGGCCCTTACATCACTACTTGATATATCTCCTATTTCTGATCCCTTAATTTTTTCAAACTGTTTTGTTTCAAATACATCAGCAAAACGTGATCCCCACATTGGGTCTGGTGTAGAATCCCCAAGTTTGTCAATAGCTTTTGCCATTTTCTGTATGATTCTTTGGCCAATTGAAGACTTGGCTATTTTTGTAATCACTAAATTAACAGCCATGTCTGCTGCTGTTGGGGTAGCAAATGCCCCCGCTATCTGTATAATCACACCTCCAGGGCGTTTTTCAATTCCAAGTGACCCCGATAACCCAAACGTGCCTTCCCTAACTCCACCGCCTATTGCCTCTAAGAACCCATATGATAATCTGTTTATTGCTTCATCTAGGTTTTTAGGTCCTGAGAACTTTACTTTATCAATTCCACCTGGTCCAGCGTCCAGATATACTTGTTTTTGTTCTTCTATTGAAGGGAAATTGGATTTATCGTAAGCCTCTTGTATGAACGTATCAAACGTTTTTACATCTCTTTTACTTGGTGGAATTGCTTTTGGTGGGGTTACTTTTGACAGATTTACGGTTCCAGGTGCGCGTAATCTTGTTTGTTCCCTAGTGGTTTGACCTGACTTATCAAGGGTAATTGATGTGACTGTTTCAACATTTGGTGCTATGGTCACGGTTTGTCTTTGCCTTCTTGCTATCCTGCTTGCCTCCGCTTGTTGTGCGCGTTGTCTCGCTTCTTGCTGTTCAAGTTGTTCAATTAACTTACGGCTCTCAATCGCCTTTTCCACTTGTTCCCGTGGATCACTCATGATTTGACTCTCCTTAAAACCGCCCTGGTAGGAACTATTGGCCTCTGTAACTTATTCACTACTTGACGAATACTTGAAACAGGAGAACCCGCCCCATTATAAGTCTCAGATTTACCTTGACCACTCAAAGTGATAGTATAAAATAGACCCTTTTTTGATTTAATTTTCTTAGGTTTGGCTCGCTTTTTCTTTGCTGGTGTTCTCTTTTTCTTCCGTTCACCTTTACCACGTTCAAATGTTTCAATAAATTTACCACCACGGAAATGACCGCCCACATCATGCCTTATAGGTGAAGCCCTTTTAGTTACCGTTTCTTCTTCCTCCCGTTCTTTCCCCAAATGGCTTTGTCAATACGGTCTTCAATAATCCTCTTTCCATTTGCAGCACTACCAGGACCAGTTTTAACTATCATCTTAGCAACCGGTTTCAACACTTTAGGAAGTTTCGTAATAATTCTAGCCGCAAGTTTCTTTGAATTAGAAGCAGTCATATACATAGGTTATAATAATAGTTATTTAAAAGCGTTTCATGGGAAAGGTGGCTCTGCTGCGCCCCTACGTCGCAGTCGTGATTATTATTTCCTCGTAAAGGTAGGTTAACTACCTTTTTGCGTATGAGGGAATAACAAGGAACGCCAAGGCTCCCACAATTGCTATAATTGGAAGGATGCTGAAGCTCGTAACGAGAGCTGCATATATCGCCTCAGTAAAGGAGGCCATTGCATCAATCTGCCAGATAACAACTGCAACGAACATGGCTAGCATGAAGACCACGATAGGGTTTCCAAGCATCGCTGCTACTAGATTTTCTGCCATAATTTCAACTCCTAACGAGTACAATATGATTAAACAACATTCACATATTTAAATTTACATTATGATTACGCCAATAATTGTACTGAATACTACAAGCAAGGCTTGAAGATATTGTAAAGTAAATGACTCAGTTAGAATTTCAGGTATAATTATATCAAATGAATTTAGTTGTCCGGTGAATACAGCAAAGGATAACCCCATAACTAGAAATGCAACTGGTTTGGCAGATGGTATAGTTGTGTTTTTAGCTCCATAAATAGCAAATACGAACAAGATCAATGAGGGCATGAACTGAATATATTCCGTGGTTATGTTTACTCCTACTGGTTGAAGTATGAATAAATAAGTTAAAGCAACTAACATGATTATTACAATCATATTATTATAGGCTTTTCCACTTATTTTTTAAACCCCCAAGCTATTGATAGAACAATAATTATTGCGATTAAGAGATATAATAACCCATTATTTGTTGAAGCCACATTATCAGTAACCACTTCAAACCCATCTCTTACGATAAACCCAGTGAAGTCAGTTGAAACAGCCCCACTTCCAACATCAACCTCGGCTGAAAAGAAAAGATCAGTCGGACCCGGTATTGCGGCTGGTGGACCAAAAGGACGATCAAACTCAGATGTTGAACTATGTACTTCAAAAACACGCCATCTTGTTCTATTTCCAGTAGGACCAAGAATTCTGACGTTTAGATATGTTTCCACGCTTTTCCCTGTAGACCCTGTATGTGTTGTATAAAGAGTCGAAGTAAGATATAATGTATAGTTAGCTGGAATAGTCCACGCTGAAACCATACTTCTTCCATATCCAGAGTCTATAAAATCATAGGATATTGCTTGAACCCCGGCTATTATTGGTCCCTCACCTATGTAAATATCTCCTTCGTTGTTTCCTCCATCTGTCCCTGATATTGTGATGCTGGCAACGTTGATTCTTAGATAAGCGTTTACGGTTGTTGCGTTATTTTGACCGTTCATGGCTAATGTCTCATTTATACGGTTATAATTAGCGTCAAGGCCCTCAATCTGAATCATCCTGGCTCCAGTTCCTAGTAAAGTGTCATCCACATCTGATGATGTAACGTTTAACCTAGTGGCTGACGTAAGCCAAGGAATAGAAGTCGTGGGACCACCCCAAATATCCTCTTCACTTGTTCCAACGTCTTCATTATGACCAACATCAAAAACAGCGATATGTCCCGGAATTAAACCCTTTGAAATATCAACCTCGAACTTTGTTTCTGCGAAAACTGGATTAATAAATATTCCAGCAATTAATAACATTAAAAGTAGTATTTTACCACGCATATTTGACACCCGTATGATCTTTGACTTCTGCATCATATACTGTTTTAACGAGACAGAAAAGGGCTATCATTCTATGAACCAGATGAATATACAGAGATGGCATGTGATACTCGAACCTTACATAAGTTAAGAAGAAGCTAATTATTAACCCTACCATTAAACTTCTTCTATCCGTTATCTTAAAGTTCCTAGTTATGAAAAAAGCCGGAACAATACGTAACCATTGGGGAATTCTAAGATACCACCACTCCCATCCAAGACTAATTGGAATCCATAATTGGAACTCGTATACATGATAAAATACTTCCCAATAGAAGCTATTAAGGAATACTACTAGGAACCCGAGACATAAGGCTTTTTTGAACTCGAATTTGTTATTAAAAATATTTACAGAGGCCACAACAAACACGATGTATTGAAGAAGAATAGGCGTAGTGAAGAATTCAATGCTAAACCCAGTGAATAATACTCTAAGGAATACAATGAATGATACAAGATAGAACCCAAGCTCCATTTTATATGTTAAATGATACCGTGAATGATACAGATTCATCCAAAGAAGTAATTGACCATAAAGAAATAGCTGAACATATCCATAATGTATCATTCATAATCCTCCAATAGTTTTAACGTTATTTTCTGAACCGTGGCCCAATCCGTTCTTTTTCCCAATAGAACATCAAAACAATTGAATATCTGAGGATACACCTTAACATCAAACCCATATAATTCAATTAATTTAATTTGAACCTCTTTTATGTTAACCTGTTTTTTAGGGTTAACCGTATAATATAGTGTTGTATCTGTTAACTTTGGCTTGAAAATCGTAGGACTCCATATTCTAGGTGTTTCTTGATTTGTTGTAGGTCTTTTTTTTCTCTTCTTATCGTGATTTTGTCTTATGCGTTTATGTTTATCAGGTACAAAGAATTGGGTCATTATATTCATACTATACCAATATCTATTTATAGGTATCCCTATATATTTATGCGTATGGGAAAAGTTCAGCGAAACATCACAATAGATTCTAAGCTAAACGACGAACTAAAAGAACTTCCCCACATAAACGTTTCAGGCTTTTGCAACAAAAAATTAAAAGAACACGTAGAAAAGGAGAAACAAAAATGAGTCTTTTAGATAAATTAAACCCAATCAAAAAAAGCAAAGAAGTTATGCTACTCAACCCAGAGGATTACAGATTCACAAGCCTAGACGTAGAACGAGAAACCGAGTCAGTCATTTACTGCAAAAAACATGACGGTGTAATATACAGATTCTTCAAACTAGGACCAGGATGGACAGGTCCAAACACAAGGTTCCTAGCAGTAGAAGGAACACCACTCGTAAGCTACATCCAAGAAGGTAAAAAAGTAAATGAAGAAGATCCTGAGACTTTTCTTAAAGCCATGTGGGGAGAGGAAGGATATAATGGTCTTCCAGATCTACTAAAAGAAAAATTGAAAGATCCAACTATAGGAATGACAGTAACAGTAAAACCATTCATACCAACCAAAGATCAACAGAAGGAATTTGATGAACTTAAAGCAGAAGGCGTTCTATATGACGCGGATCTCGATAACCTAGCAAAACTAGGAACAGCAAAAACAGTTCAAAAAGCCCTGGATAAAGTATTCGATAAAATTCCCTGGCTACTAGCAGGAATCGGATTATGTTATGCCCTAATGGGACTAGGAGTATTGAAGGGGTTCTAACCATGAGTGACCATGAGACTAGAAACGAAGGTCAAATAACTACAATGGTCCCACAACTCGGGTCATCACCAAACATCCAAGCTACTGGAGAATGGGATATGAGGTTACTAAGCTACATAGTATCCCCAGAAAAGATCCCTGAGAGCTTCAAACCAGTATTATATATGCTAACAAGAAGAGATGTGGTAAGTGGTGGAAAAAGATTCTGGGATGCGTTATCAGACAATTACCTCACCCTATTAAACAGCATAGACGGAAGAGGAAGAGCAGACCAACTAAAAGCAGAACAGGCAATGAAAGGAATGCCAGTAAACACAGACCCAGCCCCAACATCACCAAACCTCTTTGACCGGATACAGCAAAACGAAAAATACCGTGAATTCGAGGATTGGCAAGAAAGACAAGAAGTTGAACGAATGTGATAAGAAAACTATGGGAGGATATTAAAAACATCCTCAACAAAACATCAAAAGAATCTGATCCTTGGAATAAGGATCTACAGCCAAAGAAAAAAATCACAGAAGAAGAAATGTCTGAGGCCGTAAATCAAATGAATCTTCCTAAACCATCAAATCCATATAGACTCATTTTCATCCAAGGATTCACAATACTATGGATACTAGCACATTTCGTTTTACTATACGTTGGAATAGGAACCCCACTAAGCATAGGAATTCTAATCTATGTTCTAATCAACTTCCTAATCTTCAGTCACTATCTACTACTATTGAGAGGTAACAAAAATGACATTCAACCCGAGAACTAACTTTAAAGAAAAAATCGACATGGCCCACATCTGGCTACAACACGTAAACAGAACAAACCTATCATCAGCAAGCCACGAAGAAGTATTCAACAGCTACGTAAGACAACAACTAAGACTCTTACCATCAAATATGCAATCATGGGTCATAAACAATAAAGACGAGTACACAGACTTTGTTGAAACCTTTGTATTCAAATCACCAACAGGAATACCGCTAGGAACAATCGAATCCCCATTATTGAGAGACAAGAAAACACCAGTAAAACGAGTTCCCGGAGAAATAGACTGGATTGATCCAAACATAGCTGGTTCATTTAAAGTAGAAGAGGATGATTATGAGCCTATAGAAGAACCTGTTTTATTTGATGAATCCATACCTGTAAAACGATTACCCGGTGAAATAGATTGGAGTGACCCAAACATAGTATCACCCCGCCTTGAGATCGTGGAACAAATAGATTATGAAACATTCAACCTCTACATAATGGAAGCAGCCGAAAGAGCTGGATTATCATGGAAGGTTGAAATAACAACACAAGACTATGGGGACGTGCCAGAAAGTAAAAAAAAACGCAACCAAATCCCCACAACGAAGACCCATTCTGGAACATCATTACCCGTCATCCCAAGTGGCTTCGATTCGAGGATTATTTCTACCATACCTGGGACTAACTACAATATAGTCAACTGGCATGGAACCCAGATAATCCAAGGACTAGGATACAGCTCAATTTTTCTTGACTTAATACAAGCGCGTTCAAACAAAGGTAATGGAACAATCATAGGCTGTGGTGGATCTCCTGGTGATGGAAAAACTTGGTTTTGTAAGAGACTTGGAGAAATATTAAACCGAGTAAAACCAAGCAGAGTATTCAACCCATATATACAGATTCCATTCACACAAGAACATTTTCTATGGTTACTATCAGACGAATCACCACTAAAACAAGGAGATGTAATAATACTTGACGAAGCCCACTTTGCAGCCGGAGCCCGTAACTGGTTCAAAGAAGATCAAAAAGAATTAGTCGATCTAATCGCATCAGCTAGAAACATGGGATTAATTGTAATCCTCGTAGTCCTCCACATGGATATGCTAGACAAGATACTAAGACAATTCACAATGGCCTTCTACGTCCACCTAGAATCCCCAGGAAGAGCAATAGCCTACAAAACATTCACACCAAGATTCAGCCCAGAAATGATAAAAAACAGAATAGGACCAGTAAAGCTACTTGTCCCAGATGTAAGCAAATGTGACCATCCAGATTGCCTCAAATGTAAACACTGTTTTCCAAGACCTGATACAATACTATGTAACACATCAAGGGCTATCTATGAACGCAGAAAAAAACACTTCCAAAACCTCAAAATCAAAGCCTCAAGAGAACGAAGAGAAAAAATATCAAAACAGAATACACCCACAACAGATATGCTTGAAACACTAACAAAATTCCATCAAGAACTAAGGTTAACATCACATGGAAACGTTGACCATACAATTATACAAATCATCATAGAACGAGAATTAGGTGTCGAAATAGGAAAAACCAAAAGCCGAGACATAGCAAAAAGGTATAAGACGTTAAACAAGGGGCTAGAATACCAAACAATCCCATAATTATCCGATAATTTCTCCCTCCTGCCCCCTATTCTTTAATTAATATAGATAGTGAACTTTCCCGTTAAAATTCCGCTTATGCCCGTCTATTTCCTAAAATCATGTAATAGGAAACCCATAAATATGGGCAAATAGTATAGGGTAACTTAGATAAAAATGACCAGAGTGGATGAAAATCGTAAAGTTAGGCCAATACTTAGTGATATTGAGTTCGATCTTTTACTCGTCCAGGCTAGGGTATTTCCCTTTCATTTTCTTGCACTTAGAAACACAGCTATACTCTGCATGATAAGAATCACTGGAAAACGCAGAAAAGAAATTTCCTCCCTTACTCGAAGGGACGTGTTCTTAGAAAAAAATCGACTTGCTATTAATTTTAAACTATTAAAGAAAAGCCACCGAAAAATACTACCGGATGGAACAATAAAACCTGCAAGTCCACCACCAAACAAAGTACGATATATCCCGTTTAAAGATCCGCTTGTTCCTCCTATCCTGGAATACAAAGAATATATCGACAAACATTACAAAGAATCAAAAGAGTTTTGGCTTCACGTAAGACCCGTATTCGGACAATATATAGTATACCCAAACAAAGGAATTCAAGGCAGACAAATCTATAATGTGGTCCGTAAAACAGGTGACATGGCTGGAGTGACTGTATGGCCTCACCTATTCCGTGAAACTGCTGGAGCTGAAGAAATCATACGTGATCCAACCCCTATGGGAATGAGTAAAGTAATGACCCGTATAGATGTCACTGAAAGAACAGCATGGAATTATGTTGAACGATATGTTACAAGTGTCATAGACAGAGAATACGAAGAGAAGAACCCAGAATGACCCCTCATCTTTTGTTCATCTGGTCTAGGGTAAACCACCTCTAAAACGTACCCTGTTTTTGGTTTAAAGGGTAAACCTTATAAATCTTAATAGTTTTAATAGAATTATGAAGAAGGTTTACGGTTTAAGCTTGGATGAAGATCTAGTAAAATCAGTGAAAGAAAAATATCCACATCTAAATTTTTCAGCTTTCGTAAACACGCTTCTAAAAAAGCACATGGAGAAAAACAAACAATGAGAGAAGTAGAAAAGGTAACTGAAGAGAGTGGAAAGTTCTGGCGTGATCTTTTTCCTCACACCATATCCGGGTTTTTAATTCTGGCTTTATTGAATGCTTATGGCTTTCTCAAGAATAGCCCCGAATTAATTGGAAACATCGGTATAACCGGAGGATATATCCTAGCTTTGGTTTGTTGCTATTATCTAAGTAAATACGCCTTAGCAATCGCAAGGGATGTTATTTCACTGGTTTCAACAATAAAAACCACACCCGAGGAAACATAATGACTTCTAAGAAGCTTTTCTTAACCTTCCTAATTTTTTCATCCTTACTAATTCCTACCGTTCATGCCTTTGATTCATTCTACAACGTCATGCCAGGAAAAGGAGCATGGAACCAAGAAGTCCTAATAAGCGTAAGAGCAGATCCAAGAATAGATAACGAGCAAATGTATATGCGCGTATTCTGGGATAACCTACCAATAACAGACCGATTACCGAGCCCAAGATACAAAACCTCAAAAACATTAGTAGAACACCGATGGGACAAAACAATAACCCCACCAGTAAACTATAACCAAAAAGGAAAACACATAATCGAAATCTGGCTAGAAAAAGACACCGGAGAAATCAAAAAACATCACTGGCAATACACAATCACAGAAGACCAACTAACAACCGTTGAAGCATGGGAAGAATTCATTAAAGATAACCCACAGATCATCAGAGAAATAACGGGTGACCCTGGACCCATCGGAGACACCGGACAAACTGGACCCAAAGGAGATAAAGGACCCATTGGACCCATCGGAGAAATAGGACCCATTGGACCACCTGGGGAAAGCATCACTGGAGAACAAGGACCACAAGGAGAACCCGGAAAACCACCATCATACTTAATCGTGATAGCTATATGCGTTATCTCAAATGGAATAACCTTGGCCTATCTAAAATACAAAGAAAACGAACAGGAGGAACCTGAAAAATGACCGACTTGTTAACGATTATAATGATAGTTGCAGTATCCATGTTTTTGTTCCTTACAGGAATTCTATACCTAGTCTACACCACACCAGACGAAAAACTAGGAACAAACGCCTTACAAATCAAACGAGCCATGATGGGACAAAACATCCAGAAAGATGATAACAAAGAGGACAAAAAATGATTACAGTAACCCCATTCCAAGTAATAGCTTTCTTCGTTTCCCTAACAATAATCCTAAAGTCTTGGTATGACTGTGGATCAGACCACAAAGAAGGCAAGTTAACCTACCCTGGAGAAGAAAAAGATGAGTGACGAAAATACCCCTGAATACAACGAAGGATACAACGACGGCTGGGAACTCGGATTAACCGTGGCCTCAGTCGGATGGGTCTTAATCTTCTTACTAGTACGCTATCTAAACCTTTTTTAACACAACAACCACCTCATAAAATATATGTGGGTTCTAAAATGCATGGAAAGACATAGAAAAGCCATGAAATACAGACAAAACAAACAACTAGAAGAAGAAATAGATACCCTCGAACTCGAAGAGAAATTAAATGATAAAATATTAGAAGTACAGAACGAGAAAAATAGGATCAATAACCTGAGTCGAAGTTAAACTATTTTTTCTTTTTAGTTTTCTTTTTCTTTGCCTTCTTCTTAGGCTTTGGTTTAGATTTTTTCTTCTTAGCTTTCTTCTTCTTTTTTGGTTTACCTGTAACTGATTGAGTTATTTTTTTGACGTTACGGCCTATTTGTTTAATATCATCAATTCTACCGATTATGTTTTGTACCTTAGCGTCACTAATACCGCGCTTGGTTGCAGCATTCTTAAGCTTCCCCTTAATTTTCTTTTCCTCTTTTTTAAGACGCTTTAACTCAGCCTCTTGTTTATCCATCTCACGTTGATATTTTTCTTTAGTAGACTTCTTCTTACTCGCCTTCCGCTTCTTATTAGCCTCATTAAAACGTTTAACACCAGAATTTGCCCTCGTTGCGAATCCTCGTGCTTTTTGAAGAAGACCCATTTTTATTCATTTACTCCTATCATTGTTCAACTATTTATAGGTTAAGCCCCAACCGCCTGGTAAATCCCCATAATTAGAGCTGCAACCGCCACAACAAGCGCATAAATTACAATCCTGTTACTAACAAAATTCATCCTACCAAGATCAATAATCAATACACCAAATACAAAAGCTATGATCGGGAAAAACTCAAGCAATAACCCAATTACAGGGAAAATCCTATCACTAAACGGAATACCCCAAGTCAGATCCCTTGAAGTTGGCTGATTATAATTAGTGATACCATAAGTGTTTTCGTTAAACGCTGTAACATTCCCATAAGTGACAGTTCCAGTAGTGTACCGTATAGGCGTAAATCCTCGAAGCAAACCACCACTATAAGTAAACCCAATAGCATCCATCGTAGCCGTAGACCCGGGACCAGCTACATAACCATCTAACCTCGAAGTAAACTCAAGAAAAATAGTACCCCTTGTCCTTGTCTCTATTGGATTCTGAGCAAACGAAATCACCGAATCATACTCATCAACCTGAAGTAACGTAGTAGCATTCTGAACCCCGTTAGTCTCAGCATACACATTAACCGTGTAATTACCCCAAGTCCCAGGAGCATCTTGAATAATCGTCATAAGGCCAGTGGATGAATTAACTAGGCTAGAACGTCCATTAATACTGGTAAAAACTGGAACTCTCGCCCTTCCATCAGAGTATTCAAGATCACCGAAAGTCGTAAAATCATTCCCAACCAAAGATGAATCTAAAAGATTACCATCCATATCCAAAAGCAAAGCTAACCCTGTATCATTAAGATATATTCCATTAATGTGTTCTATTCGTTCTATTGCAGTAAGTGTTCTGTTATATACTCTTAATTCATCAACAGTCCCATTAAACGGTGATGCTGGGTATCCTAAATACACAGCCCCTCCTGTTGCTATTGGACCGCCAATTGAACCCGTTGCAGCATCCTTTACTCCGTTTATATATAAAGAAAGGCTACCGTTGTACTCAGCAATAATATGAGTATCCGTTGAAAGAGAATAAGTGCTTGAAGATTGAATTGTTGAACTGGCCCCGGTACTATTCCATACTTTCCATCTTAATCTTTGTGTACTAGGTGTATATCCTAATTCATATGTACTGTCACATCTGAAAATATTGTTTATAGCTGCATCGGCCCCGATGTTTCTAACCCATAACTCAATACTTATTTCATCCATAGTATACAAAAATTGAGGCGCAAGTATTCTTCCATAATCCCCATCACCATCCATGACAATATCCGCTTTTCCACGTAAACCACGGATATATTGAGGATTCCCCACGATTGTTCCATCGTTACCTTCAGGGCTTTGATCTAGAACATTAGTATCGAAATCGATCCATGTTTTAATTCCAGTTTGATTTAATGGGACTTTGTTTTGATATATATATGATATTTCTCCTTGTCCAAGACTTCTATTATAAACGATACATTCATCTAAAGACCCCGTAAAAGTGAATGCGTTTGCTCCATCATCATTAATGTTTGC